GACCGCATTCGCAAGTGCGGTGGGGCCTTATTTGTACGCGTACTGACCCATTCCGGGCGCGCCTCCGCATCGCACGCGCGCCCGGCTTTTTCTGTACCATGCCCATCAACGAAGCCGGATTCGTCCGGCGAAGCAATCTCACCAGAGAACAACGCAGGGAAGCCGAGCTTGCCATTTACGGCTACCAGTCAAAGGATTTAATGAGCCAGCAGAACCAGAACCAGCCGACACGCGAAGAGTTAGAGCACATGCGCCAGATTTTGGCGCGCTTCGGCGAGACCAAAACTATCAAAGAATTCGATCTCAACAAGCCGCCCGCCGCGCCGTACCGCCATCAGGAATTCCCGAAGGCGATGCACGACCATGCGGCGCGCGTCGTGAAGACGGCAACGTCCGCCGCGCATCAGGCAGAGCTTGAAGCCGCCGGCTATGTGACGGTAGCATTCGCGAGCGAACCGCCCGAAGTCGAACTCGATGCCAGCGAGCGCGCGGAAGCCGCCGTCATCGACGCCAAGCTTTTGAAGAAAAAGCGGTAGTCCCGCGCCCCCATCCCCCAGCCCCTAGTCCCCGTTTTTCGAGGTTCCCATGACCGTACAGCAATACATCATCGATCCCGCGTGCAAGCTCCTCAGCCTGATTGCGGCCGGCCGCTCGATGGCCACCAACGAGTATTCCGACTGCCTTGACGCGCTCAACGAGCTCGTGGACACGTCGTCCGCCGAAGGCCAGCTTATCTATCAGGTCACGCACGAAACGTTTAACCTGACAGGCCCGGCTACCTACACCATGGGGCCGACCGGCACGTTTAATACCGTGCGACCGGAGAAGCTGCGCGCCGCGGTAACGCTGGCGTCGAACAACGCATCCCAGCCATGCGAGATTGTCTCGGCCGAGAAGTTCTCAGCCATACCCGACCGGTCCATGACCGGCCTGTTCGCCGAGTGGATCTGCTGCGATTACGCGGACCCCATATCCAATCTGTTCCTCTGGCCCGCACCGGTCACTGGCGGGTCCTTGGAACTGTGGTCCTTGAAGCCGCTCACCGACTTCATGACCATCGGCGACACCGTGGTGTTGCCTGCCGGATACCTCGCCTATCTGAAATTCAACCTTGCCGTGGCCATCGCCGGCCAGTTCGCGGGCGCGAAGCTCACGGAGGCCACCATTGCCAGCGCCCAGCAAACCAAGATGGGCCTCGCCAAGCTCCACATGGAGACCATCGGCGAGTCTGGCATCATCGGCACGCCTACGCCCAGCCGCCGCCCCCAATTGGCGCCCGCCGTCCCGGCGCGCGGCCCCGTTGCCCCTGGAGAATAAATGGCTCTTGAAGTCCAAGACTTATTGAACATGTCGCTGATGCACATTGGCGCGCTCGCCCCCGGCGAAACGCCCAACGCCAACGACCAGGCTCTCGCCCTGCAGTGGGCCAACATTGACTTGGACACGCTGAGTGCCAAGAAGCTCTCGCCGCTCGGGCTGCTGCATTACCTGGGCACGCTATCCGGCGCGGCCTCGTATACCTTCGGCGTCGGCCAAACCTGGAACGTGGCGCGGCCGATGAAGATCAAGAGCGCGTCCACCATCGACGCGAACAATATCGAGACCGAAGCCAAGATCGTCAGTGCCGAAGAGTGGATGGGGATACGCGATAAGACGCGCGTCGGGCTGTACGTGCAGAGCCTGTTGTGGGACAACGGCTATCCCACTGGCAACATCTACGTCACGCCCATGCCAGCCGCGGGCAACGTCTCGCTTTGGATGTATCGGGAGATCGTGCAGTTTGTAAACCTGACCGACGCCATCAACCTGGCTCCGGGGTTTGCGGCCTGCATTGTGAACCGGCTGGCGCTGATTCTCTGCATTCCGTTTGGCCGGCCGATCCCCGAAGGGCTGCCGCAGATGGCCAACGACGCGCTGGTCACCATTAGTGAACTCCAGTCCGAGATCCTTGGGTCTTCCATGCCGGTTGGCATGCAAGCGCCCGCGCCGCCGCCGCCTGGGCCGAAGACTTGAGTGCAGGCTTAAAGAGCGCAGACCTCTGCGATATCGCGCGCATCCCTGAGCACGTGCGGCGGCCCACCCTCTACCAGCCAGTAGATCCTGGCGAATGGGCCTCCGTCGCACACCACCCGCGTAGCGGTCAGAAACGTTTCCGTCCATCCGTCCCGGTAAGTAATCCGCATTTCGTCTCGATTGTACCCCAATGAGCGCCCCATCTCTTCCCCTCCCTAATCTCGGCACCTGGCTGGTCAAGGACCTATGTTATAGGGCTCTGCGGGCTGCACAGATCGTGAAGCGAGCGCAAGGCATTCCCAGTTCCTCGCAGTTCCAGGAAGCGCTGGGCGTGCTCAACCAGATCGTCGATGAGTGGACCGCGCGCAAGCCGTTTGCCTGGGCCACGACATTCACCCAATACACGCTCACACCCTACCATCAGCCGCATCTGATCGGCCCCGGCCTCGTGGCTCCCGACTTCGCGGCAGCCGTGCGGCCTGTACGCATTGAAAGCGCCGCGCTGGTGTTGACGGGTTTAGGGCCGCCGCCGGTGAGCGCGCCCAACGTGAACACCAACGTCGATCTGCCGCTGAACCTCCGGGACAGCGCATGGTGGGCGGCTAAGTCCGTGAAGGGAATTACGAGCACGGTGCCGACCGACGTCTGGTATCAAACGTCGTGGGATTCCGGCGCGCTTTGGCTGTGGCCAGTGCCGGCTGCCGCTTTTGGCTTGCGCCTCGAAACATGGCAGACGCTCAGCCAGTTCCAAAGCATCAACGTGAAATTTTCGGCTCCTCCGGCCGCATTCAATGCACTGGCATTTACGCTCGCCCGTGCGCTGGTGGATGCCTACGAAGTTGAGATGCCTGGACAACTCCCGATCCTGTTGCGGGACGCCATGAAGGCATACCAAGGGAACAACGTGAAAAGCCCCAGGATAGCGAGCGCGGATTGGGGCACGGACGGCAATTCGCGTCGCGGGGACTTCAATTACATGACTGGCACTCTGCCGACTTACTAACCGTATGCCCGCCGACCTACACCTGCATTGCGCCCGCTGCCAGCGCCGCATCGTGATCCCCGGCCACCGCGCGCTCGTTGTGCGGCGCGTAGCCGGCGCCATGGTCATACGCGAAGATCCCAGCCGCATGCAACGCGAAGCCGACCGGCGCGGATGGACCGGCGAGCACTGCCGCGATTGCGCGCCGAAGCAAGAGAAGGAGAACGGCCATCAAGTTCGATAGCTTCACCAGCGGCAGCTCGTCCACCCTGGCATCCGTAGCGGCTTCCTCAGAACTGCTCATGGGGAGATACAGCGAGCCAATCGCTGGCAGCCCCGAGAAAGGCCCTGCGTGCCTGGTGCGCACGCCTGGCATCGCGCTCGTTGGCACCGCGCCTACTGGCCCTGGCCGCGGCCTCTGGCCTGGCGACCATCGCCTGTTCCTGGCATCCGGCAGCCATGCCTACGAGATGACGCGCGCGCCGCTTACGGGCACCCCCACGTTCATCGACCACGGGTACATCGGCAACGACGGCAACCCCGCGCAGTTTTTCCCCAACGGCAACCAACTCTTCATCGCCAGCGATGGCCTCGGATGGCTCGACAGCGGCTCGGGCGCGCAACCAATCTACTATTCGATCCAGCAATTCGATTTAGCCATTGACGGGTCCGACGACACTCTCCTGACTGGGCCGAGCGGCGGCATTTTCGACGCCTCGGATGTCGGCCAAACCATCCAGATCACCTCCGGCACGGGCTTCATCGTCCAGTCGCAAGTCATCATCTCGGTCAACGGCAGCGGCGAAGCCAAGGGCGGCGGAAGCTGGGGCACTGTCGGATCCACCGGCGGCGAAGGTATCGAGTGGCTCTACGCGGCACCCTACGCGCAGCTCAAAGCGTTCCAGGGCGCGTTTCTCGACGGCTACTTCTTCGCGAATGCGCCGGATTCGAATCAGATCCAGTTCTCCGCGAACGAAGACGGCACGCAGTGGAACCCGCTGGATTACTTCTCGAAGAGTTCGTACCCCGACAACGTGGCCGCGATGCAAGCCGATCACCAGGAGCTTTATACCTTCGGGGATCTGGAATCGAGCGAAGTGTTCCAGGATACCGGCGCGGCGGCCACTCCGTTTTCGCCCGATCCCGGAGCCATCATGCACTACGGCTGCGCGGCTCCATTCAGCGTGGCACGCCTGAGCGAAGGCCTTGCTTTCATCGGCGGGGACGTGCGGCGCGGAGACCGGCTGGCGTTCCTCGCGGTGGGCTTCCGCCCGCAACGCATTTCGACGGCGGCAGTAGAAATCGCCTGGGCGTCGTACACGACAGTGGAAGACGCCATAGCCTACACCGAGATCTATCGCGGCCACCAGTTCTACGTGATCCACTTCCCCAGCGGCAGCACTGTGATCGCGGGCGCAACGCAAGCCACGCCCAGCGTAGGAGCCACGTGGGCCTACGATCTCACCACCGGCACATGGCATCAGCGGGGTTATTGGAATGGCACGACCGATGCGAATGGTTTTCCGGTCTGGAATCGGCAGCGGCAAAGCTTCCACGCCGTGGCGGCGCTGGGCGGCACCAACACCGAGAAGCACTACGTGCAGGATTGGCAAAACGGCAACATCTACGTGCAGGACGAAACGCTGCTGAACGACAACGGCACCACCATCTACCGCGTTCGCCTGGCGCCCCACATCACGCAAGAAAACCAGCGCGCGTTCTACTTCCGCTTTGAGTGCGATTGCGATGTGACCGGGCTCCAAAGAATTTATTTCAACCGTCTCGGCTACGGTCGCGACCGCATCTGGGCGCTGGTGGACTGGCAGCCGAGCGGCTCCGGTGTCTCAATGACGCTCATGTCATCGGACACCAGAGGCCAAAGCTGGAACACCTACAGCACCCAGTCGGTGGCCAGCGGAATCGATGTCACCTTGGCCAATGCATATCTGACCGTCGTGCCTGGGACTCTCTAACCCGTGGCCAAGCTGTCGGGCAAGTCACTCACGAATTACGACCCGGCCACTGCAACGCCGATCCTGCTGGTACCAACGACCACTGATTTCTTCAGCTCGTGGCCCAGCGGATGGAAGGGGCAACTGGCTCGAGGATGGGTATTATTCTTCGAGTCTTTAAAGAAGACATTCGCCCCCACGCCCCCCGTGATAGGCTTCTCCATCAACACGGGAGCCACGGGAACCGACGTGGCGCTGATCTACGCGGCAGCCCGCTCAGGCAGCTTCAACGTGTGCGTGGTAGTGGTCAAGGAGTCGGACGCCACCGTCCCGCTCACGTTCACCATCAACCAGAACGGCACGCCCATCTTCGCAACGAGCAACACAGTGGCAGCCGCGGTGGCCGGATTCACCAGCTACCAGTTCACGAATTTCACCACGACGCCCTTGACGGTTGCCGAGTACGACATGTTCTCCATCGACATTTCCAGCGGCTCATCGAGCTGGGTGTTCACCGTCGCCTTACAAACCGCCCCGGCGGCATAACCGCGCGGTTTATTGTAGGATGGAAGCCATGACAGAAGAACAGGCATTTGCGCAGGCAGCAGCGGAGTATCCAGGCGTTACTTGGACCCGCTCTCAACCGGGCACTACTTTGGGCCAACCTCCAGGATTGAATACGTTTCCCTGCTGGTTGATGACAGGTACGGTCCCGGA